AACAATCAAATCATTATATGTATCTGGTATTGATGAAATTTGCGTAGATGTGCCAGATAATGCAGTTCCACCACTATTAATCAAAGTCATACCACCACCACCAGCAGGGGCCGCCCAAGCCAAACCTGTTGCAGTAGAAGAATCGACCTGCAAAACGTGTCCATTAGTGCCACCAACTGCTAGGCGTGCAAAGGTGTCTGCACCAGTACCAGCAATTAAATCACCCTTAGCATCAATAGCTGTAGCCATAGAGTTTGTAACTGTGACTGTGCCAGAAGTGCCACCACCTGAAATACCTACGCCAGCGGTAACGCCTTCAATATCACCAGTAGCACCCGATGCAACCCAGGCTGCGCCATCGTAATACCATAAACTATTAGTGTCTTTAGTAAATGCAAAGTTACCTTCTGCTGGTGCTGTCACAGCTGCATCCCTAGCAGCGTTGCTAGCAAACACCCATATACCTTGCATCAAATAGCCATCGACATCGGCTGCGGTCAATACCTCGCCTGTTGTGAAGTCCTTAAATCCTAATCCTGCTGCCATTTTTACTCCTTAGTAACTAAGCACATTATAGTCTAAAGTGCCGTAGATATTGTTATTTAAAATTAGAGCGTCTATTACAGGTTCTAAGGTCGTAAAGACCACTCTAAAGCTGTTGGGTGTAATGACGTTTTGCACGCCAAATATCTGCAAGGTCTTATCTAGGGTAGATCCACCTGGCTGGGTAGTAACCACCCTGATCGGATCAAAGAAGTCAAGCTCTAGGGCTGCAATTATGCCTGCGTTGTAATTGTTTGTGTATAGGTCTAGCTCGATGGAATCGCATCGCACGCTAGTCTCGGCACGGCTGGCTGTATAAGCCTGGGCGTAATCTAGGGCTACGGCATCGGTCTGCATTAGCAGGTCTTGGATCTGGTAACTATGGATAAAATATTTATCGATTGAGGGCTGGTTAATAGCAGTCTGTGGCGTGCCACCTGTCCTAGTAACAGTAGATGAATTAAAAATTAGGGTGTCATCTAGTTTCCAGTTGGCGTTAGCGTATGGAATGCCTGTGCCATTATCGTTGAAGGTAGTTACTGTGCCACCTATTGAGCCAGCGGTTACAGCTCTATCTTGAAATACAAACTCCCCATTAGCATCGACATAGAATGCGCCATACTCTGACTGGGCTACAATCTGCAAAGCGCCAAGTGATGTGCGTAGTGTGCCTGGATCATTTTGCAAAGTAGTTAAACCTGCATCAATATCACGCATAGTTGCTGGCCAGTCGATCTGATCTAATATCTGATTTACACGTGTGCCTGATAAGTCACCAGCGGTAGCACCTGCCACAGTAGTTATCTGAGCATTGTTGGCTAACCTAGATGCATCTACAGCTTGTATGGTTGTATAAGCCACCTCTGTAGCATCTTTAGGTTGGGTATTAACATAGCTTGTAATAAAGCCTGAAAATATAGGATAAGTAGTAGCGCCATAGGTTGCAGTGATCTGCACCTTTTTCATAGGTGTTAGGTCGGGAGCGTAAGGACTTAGTGGGTTGGTTGGGTTAAAATCGCCATTTTGATCTACAATGCGTAACGTTAATTGGCCTGTCTGAAATTGATCAAATAAAGGATTACGGCCTCTGGTAGTTTGTATAAAGTTAATTTGATTTGACACGTCAACAATAATGGCTGCTGAGTCTTCTAATATATTTACATCCAATAATCCAGTATCTAAAATCATCGCCTGAGCAAAGGCTGGCCCAGTGCTAAAATTTATGTAAGCGTTTACTATTGGTACTGTCACTGGAATGCAATCGATCCAGCAGGTACCAATGCTCCATTACCTAGTTTAGTAATGTTACCTAAAGCATCTTGGATATAACGTTCTAAATCTTGATTACTACTTAATACTGCGCCCGTGTTGACTGTAACGTCGATAATTGTGGTGCCTTGATTTGTAGTCGTTTGAGAAGATGGCATATTACCTGACTCTGCATATCTGCCAGTCTTGTTCAAGAATGCATCAGCCTCGGCTTGTTTTCTAGCAGAATCGGCAGCTAAAGATGCGGCTGAACTAATATCTGATCCTGCTTTAATAAACTGGGCAGATAGGTTTTGGAAAATTGTATCGTACTTATTAGGCAAAGCATTTAAAGCATCGGCAGCATCTTTAGCGGACTGTGCCAATAGATCGGCAGCTGTCTTAGCATTTAACTCTGCAAGATACTTCTTAGCCAAAGCCTCATTATTGTCTAGTATGGCGATCTTTGCTTGGATACGTAACTTAGTCTCAGCATCGGTAGCCTCGCCTAGTGCCTTCATTAAGCCTATGCGCTCAACGTCAAACTTTTCTGACAGTTTGTCAACCTCAGTTTTTTTCTTTAATTGTTCGTTTTCTAACCTGCGATAGGTTGTGCCTGTTTTGATTTGTGCTAATTGCAACCTATTTTCTCTTGCATTAGCATTGTTAAGAGATGGTGATGCAGAGGCCCTAGCGTTAGCACCAAAATTACTTAATAAGCCTAATGCTCGTCGAGCAGCATCTCCACCTGGTTGCAAGCGTGCTAATACGTCACCTAACTTACCTTCATTATTAACTGCTATTAATTTATCTGATCTTCTAATCAACTCAGCTAAACCAGCAATAACGTTGCCAATAGCTGTGCCAAAATTTTCCATCTGCTCTGCTGCGTTTTGTATGCTGTCATCTTTACCTAGCATAGACAGCGCATCTACTAAACCTGTACCGATTGCCTTAGTTGCTTCGTCTGCACCTTTTTTTAATACATCCATTTTGCCAGCATAGGTATCTAACCTGGCGGCTGCTTGGCCGCTAAAGCGTTTGTCTAAAGCTTCCATAATTTTGTTCATATCGCCACTAGCAATTATGTTGGCATCTATACCTGTATTAAGGTTTTTAATTGCTTTCGTTTGACCTCTAATGCCACTAGCAATAGCAGATATAACAGTATTTAAATTTTCGCCTGTGCCAGCCGATATGTTTAAAGCAGATTCTAGTGATCGCTGAGCCAGATCAACTGAGCCAGTAAGGTTTAATAATGTTTGAAATGGCCCTCTTAGATCGACAAGTATGGCGTTAGTTTTTTCTAAACTCTTTATATAGCCTTCAACTTCGTCTACCCTAAAAGCGTTGCCAGTATTTTCAAGCTGTAATTGTAAACGTTTTGCTGCGGCCTGATCGTCAGTAAATGCTTTAATTGCTTTTTTACTAAAACCAACAATAGCTGCTGCGCTAAAGGTTACGCCAAATGCCCTACCTAAACTTTTTACTTCTTTGCTAAAAACGTTTACATCTTGCTTGGCTTTTTTAAGGGCTTTGCCATTCCAGGTGGCGAGTGCCGAGACTACTACGTTGGCCATTACACTGCCTTCTTTATCTCTGTTGCTTTGTTAAAATTAACAGCGGTTGCATTTATAGCGTTTAAGATTGCTTGGTATATCTTAGGACTGCGGTTAGCAAAGGCTTTGTATATGAGTCGACCCTTGGTTTTTGTGCCACCAGATCTAACTCCCTTTATCTTAGGTTGAGAAGTAACAGGCTCTAATGCGCTAACAAACTGATAGCCAGCAAAAGGATTATTAGAGCTGTAATCACGGGTAGATCGTTTCTTGCCTGATTTCTTGCCTTCGTATCCTTGTATGTTGCCTAACTCTTTTAAAGTTGTGCTCATAATAGGTGCTCTGCCTTGTGGGTTTTTTCTGCCTGCTGTTTCATAAATACGACCAGCAGCGCTAATGTTGTAAACATAATTTTCTACTTGGAAGCCATTTTTAAATAATCTATTTTTTCCCTCTTTGTAACCGATGCCACCACGTACATTGGCTTCGTCGTATTTGGGAAATGGGCGATAATCAACTTTAGATGATATAGGTTTCATCCAGCCTGATAAGACTTTGCTAGGCACGTCAGCCTTTGCCTTAGACTCGACCTGTATCATCTCTGGAGTTACTGCATCACGTATGCGCTTATACATATCTTCATCAATAAAAGACAAACCTTTTAGGACATCATTAACGCCTACGACTTCTGCTGGCATTTCGGATCTCCTTAGCTCTGTCGGTTAGGACTTGTATGATTGCGGCATACATTTCGCTATCCATATCAATAAACTCTTTAGGCGGTATCCCAGTCTCTACGCTCAGCTGTGCGATGCTGTAAAGGATTGAATCCCGCTGTGTTATTTTTTTTCTTCGTCTAATACCTCGACAGTATCTAAGCTGTCAATAAACTCATCAAACGATAGAGATACCTGAGCGCCAGCCCTGCGTAAACATTCCCAAGCTAACCAAAATATATCTGATTGCTTCTCATCTTCACGCAAGGCCTTGCTAATTCCCATACCTCGTTTTAACTCGAAAGCGTACTCGACACCTGGTGTTATCTTGTGCTCTGATACTTCACCATTAGCCCTTGTTATCTTTAGCTTTGCCATTATTACTCCTTAGTTAGAATGCCACCGATGATGACACTGTTATTGCGGAGTTTACAGTAAAGGACAGACTTGACGTGGCAATTTCTGAAACGCCGCCTTGACCTATTGGGGTTAGATTGTTGACCAAAATTGAGAATTGGTAAGTTGGGTTGGTGGCTGATACGGCAGTGCCCTTAACAGTAATCACTGATACTGCCAATGTTAGACCAAATGCGCCTCTAAGTGTGTCGTTAATTTGGTTTGCTGCCCAGTCGTTGATTACGTCTAATTGGAATGTGTTTGATTGTAGACCAGCAACAAATTTATGTGCTGTGTCACCCATAGCGGTTACTTCTAACTCATCTACGATTTGGTTAATTACAGCGTTCGTAACGAATGCGCTGATATCAACTGAAGGTGTAGTAGGTGCAGCAGCGGTAGCCAACTTAACACCTACGTTATTATTTAAATAGATTGCCATTGTTATTCCTCGTCTTTCTTAGTTTGTGCAGTTGGTTTTGGTGCGCTTGCTATTTGGCCTGTCTTTTTTAAGAAGGCTAAGTCTTCTTCGTGTGTGCTCA